AAACTTGCAGAACTTGATGCGGCTATCGCTGCACAGGGTAATGTTGCACCGGAAGTACAGGCAGCACTTGACGAACTGAAGTCGGCTGTACAGTTGAATGACGATCTCATTGCTGATGCTACGGTTGAAGAACCAACACAGGGATAAACTGTGCGTGTTCATGTTAGAAAGGCGGTGTCTTAGGATGCCGCTTTTTTTATGGCCTAACGATCAGGATTTGATCCAACCCTGTGTTCCTGCAGTCGCAGTGTACCCACGTCGGGGTGGCTCGTTTATCTTCGATGACCGTTATCCATTGCCTGTTGATGAGCATCTCTTCATTCTGCATGATGATCGCGTGAACCTCTGACACGGTCATACCGGGAACATGGAAATCAAACCCGCGACCGTACTTATGCTGTGACCATCTTGCGCCTGTTTTAGAATCGTGGCGTCTTAACCCTCGCTGCGTGAACTTGCCACCGTTCCACCAATTATTCACCACCATTGGCTTGCCGATAGTATCACGAAGGAATTGCGCGGCCATGAACACACGAATGTCGATCAGTTGAATAGCACGCTGCCCTCGTTCGTTGTAAATGTCGGGCGGTACGAACTCATCGAGAAAGAAGTTTTCCGAAACCTTAAACCGGTTCATTTGGTTATGCGATCAATAGTCTGTTGCTTCTGATGACTACCTCGTGAACTCCCAACATAATAGGCGAAGATTGATGTGCCGATTGAAAGGACTGAGCCGAATGTCATATCTGCAAGCCGTTGGTTCGGCTCAGGAATCTTGACGAACACAAGGCAGGCGATTATTCCAACCATTAACGTCAGGCCGGTGATGACAACGGCACCCATTAACCAATCACGTTTGCCGGTTGTTTTCAAGTTTTCAATTTGGCGTGTTCGTGCAGACGCCCGATCTTCATTCTCCATTCGCATTTGCTCAAGGTCTTGGTTAACCCTGATCTGAACAAGTTCCATTTCCCATTCAAGTTTCTTCATCTCAAGTTCAGCAGCCAGAGCCTTCGCTGCCTCGTCTGTTTCCTTTCGTTTGTTCAGCATTTCACCCACACGTTCAACCGCTTCGATTCCGGTAACGTCGCCGATGATGTCAAGAACGTCACCCGCTACAGGTTTCACTTTGTCGCGTACGAATTCAGCAAATCCACTTTGCTTGAATCGTTCCATGAATTTAGGTTTACTCATATTATTCGTCCTTTGTAAATTCTGATATTCTGAACATGAAAATCACTGCCGTTTGTTTTGATAAATGCAAAACCATGATTCCACTTGTTGTAAGGTGAATAATCGGGTGAAAGTTCACACAAACAGCCGACACTCCACGTTGTAATCATCTTGTCGTTAACGTCGCGTTCTGTGTGTTCTGATGTCTGATGGCTGTGTCCGCAAATAGATGTCGCCTTTGCCCTCATATAAAGGCCACGGGCGACGTTTACGGGGCTGAAAACAGAATTCCCGAACTCATGGCCATGAAACACGGAAAGGTTGGAAATATTCGCCTTAGTTCGCCCTGCGATGTATTGGATATTGTACTCTGATAATTTCAGAAGTGATGCTAATGTAAACGCCTCGATGTCGAGTAATTCGGGAGCCTTGATTCTCATGAATCGCCAATACCTTTCTTCGTGATTTCCTTCTTTGAAATAGATGTTTGCCTTCGGGAATTCACGCCTAAGTATCTCAAAAAACTTGTGGACTTGTGCAAGTTCTTGGCTGAACCTTCTTTTCTTGGGGTCTTTCTCAAACGATGACAACTGATAGCAGTCTATGATATCGCCATTGAGATAGATACAATCAGCATCATGATCTTTGCCGTAATTCAGCGCAGTGATAAGGCTTTCTTCGTTGTGGTAGGGGAAGTGAATGTCAGATAAAAAAAGGATTTTGCTACCTTCAACAGTTACGGGTTTTCTGTCTGTTGATCCTGATTGGGGGATATCTGAGAACGGGTTATACGGCCTTGCCTGACGCTTGAACTCTTTAAGTAATTCAGGCCTGATACGTTTACCTGCCTTTCCTTCCAATCCGCGCAGCGCACTTCTGCAACTCTCAACATTCACATACAGCGCGGGATGATCTTTGCAAATCTTTTTTGCCAACGTTAGCGTAGGAGTATCAGGGAATTTTCTCCGATACTCAACACAGACATCAATAGGTTTCATTGGTTAAGGGAGATTTGGTTCAAGTAGATGTTCTTCCTCGCATCAACCCATGCCACATACATATCACTCACGAGGGCATTTACTATCAACGGGGCCTCTTCATTTTCTCCATTGATCCACACACAACACATATTTCGGTGTTCGATACTCTCGGCTACTCGGTAGATGTACGCCGCGTTGACAAAGTGCAGTAGGAATTCGGGCTTATTGTCTCCGTGAACTAAGACTTCCATACTTACATCTTCGGAAAGAAATGTTGGTTTTTTTGTGACTGGCATATTATTAAGTTTTGTCAAAAATAAACAAAAATGTATGTCTTAAATTTCACTTCCGCACGTTCACCCGAAGATGAAATCAAGCCCTACGTCGCCTACCCTTGGGCATAATCCACCGCTGAACCTTTCCAACTGCAATTTCAGCAAGTTTCTTTCCGATTAAACCTAAGAATCCACCCGCAAATGCAAGGCAAAGCGGGATCCAAAATGTTTCAAAGGTTATCATTCCAACTATCTGAACGATCATTCCGGTGATAAATGAAAAGATTGAATCTGAATTTGAATGATGATAAGACATAACTATTTCTTCAATTTGATTTTACTTGATTTATCTTTTTTCATGAGCATCTGACGATACTGCACGAGTTTGTCAACAAGGTTTTTCTTTCGTTCAAGTGTATCTCTGTGTTGCCTCATAGGTATCTGTGCATTCTGTTAATCCAATTACGAGGTACCGCCCCGCGTGTGCCGGATGCGCTGTTTCCTGATGAGATCATGACAACGGGCATCGACTTAGTTTCAGCAAGTGCAGAACGTTGGAAGCCTGTGTTGGTGTTCAGTTCGGGGTATAGGCTCGACTTTTCACACAAGTATTCGCTCAATCGCTTTGTGTAATACTCAGCGTTGTGCCTTCCGTTGTCGATCAGTCTGTTCAGTGTCGTGTTGTCGATAGGCTGTGTGTCGTCGCTTACTCGCTGGGCGATTGTCGCGTTGTCGATCTTGTATGTAAGGTGTGGCAACACTTCAACATAGCACCACCATGCGATTGCATCAACCATGTAATGATCGCGAAGTATCAAGTAATCTCCGGTGATTGAATTGTCGTTTGAATCTTCAACGATCTTGTCATACAGTGCATCACCGAGGTATGGTTTTACCCATTTGTCTTGTGCGATGTATGCCGCCGCGCTCATGATGTTATCATCAACGGGCGAATTGATCTGCGTTACCTTCTTGATGTAGGTAAGTGGGGCAAGTATTGTTTTATTGGGGATTGCCATAGATAGGGTTTGTTGGTAAGAATCCGTTGTAAGGCATATCGACAGGAAGTTGAGCAACGAGACTTTCGTTTTTGACTACGTATCCGGCAGCACGCGCTTTGCTTACTGCGATGCCTTGAGCGTTTGGATTTTCAACGTCGATGCCTGCACCCTCTGCACTCACATAAACTTCCTTTTGCCAAAAATGGTGACAGTTGCCGCCACCTTTGTATAGCCAAATATCGTAGAAGTCATCACCATTCGGCCCCCATTTAGGGTTAACCGCCTTATTCTCCATCTGAAGTATATCCTCCTTCCGGTAGAGTTTATCCGCTGAAAGCATCTTTCGGCAGAACTTCCGTGTGTTCGACTTCAATTCGCCACGGTAACGGTAACGGGTAATGAATAACTTGTCGTCGATTCTCTCGTCTTGCTCCGATCTTGAATTAGGACGTGCAGTTCCTGTTGATGTAAAGTGCAGCGACCTGAGTTTATCCGTGTGATCATCGTCATCGTCTGTCACTTCGAATGAATCTATGAGAATGTAACCTGCAGGTGTAGTTTCACCTTGTTCGATGAATTTATCAAGTTCGGATTTGGCCGCTGCAAGTTGCGCCTGTGTTGTCTGCGTCTGCGGCTTCAGCACGATCTCATTCGACGTGATCTTAACTTCGGGTTCACCGTTAAATTTGGTGACCTTGTTGAGCGTTGTTTCGATCATTCTACGCTTTGGTTCGATCACCTGAGCGTTGAAGATATTCAGACCGACAAGCATCTCATCGGTGTTGGAAGAAAGGCCGTTTCCACTGTCTGCAACCCCGAAGATTCGCGGAGTAGTGACACGGTGAGCAATGAATATCTGCTCGGTGCATTGGCGATATGACAACTCAAGATACGAAGTGTTAGCTTCGGTCATCGGGAAGCTTGTGATCTCAGGTGAATTGTCCGAGCCTGGATTGTTGAACGTGATGATGAACTTTCCTGTGTTCTTTGCTCCCGAAAGTTTACCCTCCCAATCCATGATGATCTGATTCTGTTCGTCAGGATCAGGAATGCCGTTCCTCATGTTGATGATGAAGGAAGGGAATAGACCATTTAAGAATGAATTGGCGTGATAAAGTCCAATCTGCCGAGCCGTTTCGATGTGATTGATCGCTCCCCAATAGTCAGGCTTCGGGTATTTTTCCACGCCATCAGTCGGTTCAAAACAGATAATGCACTGACGACTTTTATCGGGCGCACCCGTGTTGAATAAGTCGATAAATCTTGGCTCAAATCCTTTCTTCTTGTACTGCGACCAATCGCGGGAATACCACACGCCATCGATCTCAAGATATTCATTAACCGACAGTCGAACATTGCAGAATGGAAGATGATTAACCTTGCTGATGCTCGTGCCATCAATAGTATAAATGACCTCAAGATAAAACCCTCCCTGAGTAATCAGATCGTTTGAAATCTTGCCGATCATTTCGGGCGTGAATGTTCCTGACTGATCACCTTTTCCGGCTACCATGTCAGCGATGCTACGAACAAGCGATCCATGAACAGGTGACGACTGCTTGATCTCCACAAGATAGTTCGGGAAATCGTTTCGATCACCGTAATTCAACCAACCGGAACGATCAATCTTCTCCTTAGTTGATACCGGAGTATATACCTCGAAATTCATTCGGGTGATTTGGTTGATTTGCTTAAGATCGGTAGTCATCTGGAATCTGTTGTGTTAATGCGGTAAAGATAGTCGTGTTATCGGTCATCGTAACCATTCCGCGTTCGAGCAAACCAACCACCGAAGCA